AGACGGTATTCGCTAAGATTAGCGAAGCCCCAGCACTCAAGCACCGTATCACTATTAATCATAGTGAGAGCGGGTCAGCCTTGAATGCTAGGCGGCGGAGCGTTGTTCGAGTGGATAAAACTATCCTCTCGACTGTCGACTCCGTTACACCGGTTACCGTCTCAGCATACGTAGTCCTCGACGCCCCAGTGGGCGCCTTGGCTGCGGGTACTGAGATGACTAACGTTCTCGCCGAATTGGGGTCTTTCGTGCACACAAGTGCATCATCGACCTTTCTTTACGACGGGACCGGTAATGGCGCAGCTGCCCTTCTCACGGGTGGTCTCTAATAGACCACTAGGTGATTGGGGCCGTCTACATATCCATTGACTCGGACCAAGGTACACTTGTACCCCTTGCTTAAGGCAGAACGCTGACAACAAGTGGTTGTCATTCGTGTCTGCGTATAAGGCGATTCCCGAGTTACTGTATGTGTCTCGTTTGGTTGACTGGTCCATTCTGTCTGGTAATACTCCTTAGTGGTCTTCCGTAAATGGAAAACACAAAAGAAGGTTACCAAGCAGCTAAGCAGAAACCAACTGAAATATAGGTTGGCCACTTCCGTAGGCTGGCAGGGTATTAGGGAACGGTGTGAGTTTTCCTTTGTGAAGGATTACTTGTACCGGTCTACAATACCAATTGCTTATGCCGTCGGTTGTTTCCCAGTTATACTTCGGTGTTCTGAATGGGTCTGCATTCTCAACAAGTACCAAAAACGTAAGTTTCCTCCCCAAAGGAGGTTGCCCGTTCTTGATCGTATTGAGGATGTTCTGTTCTTTAGCCATATGGTTGAAGTGCGGATTGCTACCAACGAGTTCGTTAAGGATCGTGGAGTGTTTGCATGCTCTAGGAGGAATACCTTATGGTATCCAATAAGAGCCTAGATGAGTTGAAACTCATCGCTGCATTGCTTCACGACGTTCATAACGTCCACGAGGCAGTGTTTAACACGCGTAACCGCGACTTGACGATAAGTATCGTCGAGAAGCGATTACGTTCTGAAGGAATGGGTTTTCTAACGAAAACCCTGCCCCGTCTGGCGAAAGCCTTTGATAAGGCTATCGCTGGAGGTCCACCACTGAACGCTCATGCGCTGGGTTTCTCAACCTGGCGCGGGAGTGAACTTCCGAGGTTTCTCGGTGAGTTCTTCAGTCGTGTACTCCAAACAGATGGGACACTTCGTCAGGACTCGTGCGCATCAAGCGTAGGAGTGATTAGGAGTGTTTTGTACTTATTTTATAAGTACGAACTTCCTTACACTGATGAACAAGAACAACAAGTCATCTCGCGGTTTAAAGAAACCGAAGGTGACATATCGACATGTTCAAAACGACTGCAAGAAATTGCAGTCGCTCTTGAAGTTGTTACTACCGCCCGCTCTCGCAGCCGTGAAAAGGCTGTTGGATCGGTCGCTGTAACACGCGAGGCGAGACTGCTTCTTTGGAAGCTGTTCCGCCACTTCGACCCGCGGGACATTACTCCACGGCACGGTCCGGGCGTTGTTGCTACAAAGCAGCAACTATCCCAGAAGTACCAATGGACTAATGTTGCAGATCGAATCACGAAGGTGTATCCACTTGACGAGTATTTCTACTCGTCACTTGGACACGTTTGTGACCGAAAAGATGACCTTATGGCCATCTCTGGTGAGAATCTTCCGGCCAAGGTTATCCTTGTTCCGAAAGATAGTCGCGGTCCGCGCCTGATATCCTGTGAACCAGTGGATTTCCAGTGGATTCAACAGGGGTTAGGTCGGGCCATTGTCAGTTGGGTAGAGAGCAATCCACTCACAAAGTGGAATGTTCACTTCCGG